TGGAGATGTATACAGCAGGTGATTTCAGGCTTGTGTTAGAATTGGACGATAAAAAAACAATCGTATCTGGAAAATAAAGAAACATCCGTCTAATGTCTTGGCCGACAACGGATGTTTCACACACAAACCAACGAGGGCTTGATAAATCCATTATATCAGGCCTCTTGTTGAAATTCAATCAAACTGGAGGTCTTTATTTTATGAAAAGAAAAAGGGTTCAGGAGAATGCATCAATCTCCGAAATGGCATTCGCATGCGCAATACTTGATGACTGTGGCAAAGCAAAAGAAGTATATGATTATTATTCCAGTGGCAATCACGAAAGCTTTTATCTAGCGATTGGTGAACAGTGGCTACTCTACAGTGAGCACATGGGAAATGGTTATACAAAAAGCGAAACTGTCCCTATTACCCGCGCCAATGGTAGGCCAGACACAAAAATGTTCACCAAATGGACACAGCGTGGTCGCTTAATGATAAACGAGGTTTTGAATCGGCGAGGAATCTACGCAAATATGGACTTGATTGCATCTGCATCATAACAGTTTTAGCCACCGACAAGGTGGCTTTTCTAATGCACTGGGGGGATATGCTTGCCTAGCTGGGACACAAAGTTCTACAGCTCGAAAGCCTGGAAGCTACTAAGGGCATATATGATACAGCAGAAAAAAGGCGTCTGTGATTTATGCGGAGAGCTAATTATCGGCTCCCCAGAAGTGCATCATGTCGTAGAGCTTACTCCAGCAAACATCCACAACCACGCAATAAGCCTTAATCCAAAATTGCTTGAAGTCCTCCATCATGAATGCCACGATAAAAAGCATGGGCGATTTGAGACACACGAAAAGGAAATCATTGTAGATGATGAACTGAATATAGATTACGGGAGAAGGCAATATGCAAAACCCATTTAAGAAACTTTTCGGCAAGAAAGCGGCTCCAGCAAATGAACAGGGAGAGCAACGCGGCATAACAATGATGGATAAAGCCACAGGCCTCCCGATTGAGTTTAGCCTATGGGCAGACAAACAAGGATTCACTTTTTCAAAAAAGACACCACTGCTGGAGAATATCTACGACACCATTGCCAGCGAGTTTTCCAAGATTGAACTCATCCTTGTTGATGATAAAATTCAGATGGTAGATGGCAAAAAGGAACGCGTCTATCTCGAGCGCGAACATGACCCACACTACGACATACTATCATTGCGCCCCAACATGCTACAGTCCAAAAGTGAACTGCTCTATACGATAGCCTATCAACTGCACAGGTATAGAAACGCGCTTGTGCGTATCGTGCGTGATGTAGACGCCGACAGAAATACCGTACTGGCATTAGAGCCAATAAATTGCGCCGACTATCTTTTTGGGCAAGGCTACGAATATGATGGTGACTTATACCTGAAGTTGCTGGACAAGAAGACAGGCCGCATTGTTTTGCTTGACTACAGCGATGTTATTCATCTACGCCTCAACCCAAATGACGTGTTTTATGGCGATAAAAATGATGGGTTTGACCTGAACAACTTTGTCCGCGTTTTCGATGAAAACCTGAGTACTATGCTAAAAAAGCTCAAGGATTCTGGGGTAGTACGTGGAATTGTTGAAATGGGTGGTGGTGGCTTTGCAGGAGGGTTTAACGCCGCAATGTCTGCACAGCAAGACAAAATAAGCAAACAAGACGAAATATCGGAGCGTGTTGCAAAAGCCAAGGACGGCATTGTTGTATTTGACGGCGGAGAGAAGTTTCACGCCATCCGCGATACATTCAAAACAATGGCAACAGACGAAGTAGATAACATGATGAAGTATTTATTCAGCTTCAAAGGCATAAACCAAGCCGTTATTGACGGCACAGCAACCGAAGAACAAATGGGTATCTTCTTCAACAAGACAATCAAGCCCATTGTTATACGCTTTTTAGAGGAACTGACGTACAAGTTTTTGACGAAAACGGCCAGGACGCAAGGCCAAAAAATCAAAGCCTTCCGTAATGCCTTTGAATACACCACAATTAAGGAGCTCTTGTCAAATCTGTATCTTGGAGCCATGTTCTTCTCGAAAAATGAAATTAGGGACAAGGTATTTGGCTTTGCCCCACGAGAAGGTGGCGATGAGCTTTTGGATAACAAAAACTTTGGAAACCTTCATGGCATGCAAAAGGGAGGTGAAATAAATGAATGAAAGCAGAATCCTTAGATACTTTGACGCTGAAATGCGTGCAAAAGACGGCAACAAAAGAGAAGTCGAAGGGTATGCGTTGAAGTTTGACACAGAAACGCAAATTGGTTCAAAAAAATGGGGATGGGTAGAAAAAATCAAAAGAACGGCATTGGATGGCGCAGACCTGTCCGATGTCGTTTTTAATTTCAACCACGATATGAACGACTTGCTGGCAGGGACGCGCAATAAAAGCCTTGACCTTACTGTAGACGATACAGGGTTAAAGATTGTTGCACGTATTGCCGATACAACTGTTGGCCGTGACGTCTATAGGCTAATAAAAGACGGGCTAATTTGTCGCATGTCATTTATGGCCGTGATAACGTCTAGTGAATGGGTATGGGCAGACGATAACACAGACGAAATGGACAGCCGCGAAGTAACTGGCTTTGGAAAATTCTACGATGTTTCGGCGGTGACATTTCCAGCATACGAAGACACAGAGCTTGAAGCCAGAGGTACAGAAGTGGCGCGTAGCTTTGCGGCTGAAATGCAACAGCGCACAAACCATATTTACCAACGCCAGTTAAATCGAATGGAACAAATCCTAGGAGGGAAAAAGTAATGACACTATACAAGCATTGGAAAGATGCCGACAAGCGCGCAAAAGCACTACGAGAAGAGTCCGAACAACTCAACACTAGAATAGGCGCGCACAGGACGGCTATTGCAAACACGGAAATAGATGTTGAAGCCCGTGAGACATTGCTATCAGAGCTATCGGACATGGTAGACCAAAGCAATCGTATCACCGAAGAGTATGACAAAGCCATTGAAGTCCGCGACGGTCTGCGTGTTAAAGAAAATCAACAAATTGGACTAGCGGATTCTGTCAATTCCGTAAGAATTAACGGGCGTGTGAGCATGTCAAGCGATGATGTTATCGCGTCACGCTCCTACGCGCATGCATGGGCAGGGTACATCCGTACTGGTGACGATGCCGAAGTGCGCCAGCTTATCAGCACAACAGAAAATGCTACGTCTGGCATCCTAGTACCCAAACTACTAATGGACCGCATCGAAGACGCAATCCACAAGGGCGGCCGCATCCTGAGTCTCTGCACTATAGATGAAATCAAAGGCCTAACTTCACACCCAGTTGTTGCCAGTAAGTCAAACCCAAACTGGCATGAAGAGACTGGCGCAGACGAGAAGGAAGAGAAGGAAATCAAATTCACGTCTGTGGACATCAACCCTGAGTTTGTTGCAGAAGTTTTGGCCATTACAAAGAAGTTTGAAGCTTTAAGCATAGAAGCATTCTGGGCATGGTTGTTGGCAGAATTGCCAGACGCTATCAAGCGAAAAATTGATGGCGAAATTCTTATTGGCCCACAGTCAGGAACTTCTGGAATACGCGGCATACTTACAAACACTAACACGGCATTTGTTGGGCGTATTGAAGCACCAGTAATGGACTTCAATATTGTAAATAACGCTGTAGGGCATCTTGGCGATGGCACAGAAGAAAACATTACAGTTGTCATGAACAGGCTCACATTCTTTAATAATATACAGGGGTTAAGGGGTGCAGATGGCCACCCAATTTACACATCTTCTGCCGACAACGACAAAGTAAAGTTCTATATCAACGGCTTCCAAGTTGTGTTTAATAGCACACTGCCACCCTTTGACCAAGCAACAGTTGACCAAGATTTTATGGTAGTGGGCGATTTCAAGGGTTTCTTCCTCAACTTCCCAGACGGCAAAACGCCGCGCGTGATTCGTGATGAAATATCGCGCAAGAAGGAAAATATCGTTGAGTATCTGCCAGAAGTGCTTGTGGGTGGCAACATAACACGCCTGCACAACTTTGTTGCTGTTAGAAAGGGTGCAACTGGCATAAGCGGTGTACCTACTGCATTTGACGCAAGCACCCAGGCCATAATTGGCAACTTAATAAAAGAGGCCGAAGCCGCCAAAGCAGAAGCGGCTACAGCAATGAATGACGCCGAAGCCGCTAGAGCAGAAGTGGCTACAGTAGTAGGGGAAGTAGAAGCCCAAAAGGCTAAAGTATCAAAGCTAACCGCCGACCTAAAAGCCGCTAAAGCGGGCACCACGAAGTAACCATGCTGGCTGAGGCACGCAATATTCTACGCCTATCTACAGAGGCGTTTGACACTGAAATACAAGGATTGATTGACGCCTGCATTACTGATTTACAGCTTGTGGGCGTCAAGCGTCTGGACATGGAAGACCCTCTTATAAAACGTGCTATTTTCACGTATGTAAAGTCACACTTCGGCTACGAAGACCCAAACAGCAGGATTTTGAGGGATTATGCACAGCAAAAGCTTTCACTGCGTGATTCTGTATATTATC